CTTTCTCCATTGAAAGACGATTAGATGAAGTCAATAGAGCATACTGAAATCTTTCTGTGAGTTTATGAACTAAATCATATGCCTCTGGACTTTCATACTTGGCATTATTCTTAGCAAGATAATGTGCCAAACCAATAAAACCTATACCAAGTGATCTACGGTTCTTTGTAGACTGCTCTGCTGCCTTTACAGGGTACTGTTGATAATCAATAAGAGCATCAAGACCACGTACTGCAAGATCACACAACTCATCTAACTCATCAAGTTTATTAATCTTACCCACATTAATAGCAGAGAGAATACACAATGCTATCTCACCATTACCATCAATATGTTGGATAGGATCTGTAGGTAATGTAATCTCCTGACATAGATTACTCATGCTCACCTTATCCTTAAAGGATGAATGAGTATTACAATGATCTATGTTCATCAAATATATACGACCTGTCTCTGCTCTCTCCTTTAAGAGATCCAGAATTAATTCTTGGGCACCGATGGTTGACTTAGGGATGGATTCGTCGGACTCGTATTGAGTATAGAGTTCGTCAAAGGAATCGCTACCAAAAGCGTCATACAGCCCAGGCACATCATGAGGACTGAATAAAGTGATAGTACCGTTTTGGATAAATCGCTCATAAAAAATCTTACTTAATTGTATACTGTAGTCTAGTTTTCTTACTCGGTTATCTTCTGTTCCTTTGTTGTTTTTGAGGACGAGGATGTCTTCGATTTCCTGATGCCAGATAGGAAAGTGGACAGTAGCTGACCCTCCTCTGATGCCGTTTTGAGTACAGCATCTGACAGTTGACTCAAGTTTTTTAAGGAAGGGGACCACACCTGTGTGTTGAACTTCTCCACCCCTGATTTTACTGTTGATGCCCCTGATGCGACCTGCGTTGATACCAATACCTGCCCTCTGAGCGACATATTTGCCAATAGCCATATCGCCACTAAAGATACTATCGAGGGTGTCATCAAGATCAACCAGAACACAACTTGCAAATTGGCGAATGGGGGTTCTAACTCCTGCCATGATGGGGGTTGGGATGTTGATTCTGTGTTTGGAGATTGCGTCATAATACTTTTTAATATACTCAAGTCTGTAGAATTTGTCGTCATCTTGGAAGAGGGTTGCAGCCACCATGAAATACATGAACTGTGGTGTCTCAAATAATTCTCCAGTGCTACGATCTTGTACAAGATATTTATCCACTACCTGACGGATGCCAGCATAGGTGAATAGATAATCCCTGTCATGATCTATGTAACTATTCAGTTGCTCCCACTCTTCTTTAGTATACCTATCAAGTATACCTTTATCATACACACCCTTATCAATACATTTCTTTACATGATCCAAAAGTTTTGGATGCTTGTCTGGGTGCTCACCATACACTGCCTTCCTAATACTGAATAGTAATAGTCTAGCAGCTACAAATTGGTAGTTAGGATTCTCTAATGTTATTAAATCATTAGCAGATCTAATTAGGATTTCCTGAATGTCTTCAGTTTTAATTCCATCAAATAATTGTATACCACTATTAATTTCAACTGCTGATTCAGACACACCTGCAAGATCCTTGCAAGCATGTTCAACCATCTTATGAATTTTTTCAAGATCAAGAAGAGTGGACTCACCATCTCTCTTTACAACCTTAATTTCAGTGGGTGTCATACCTTTTTCCATTCAGTTAGTTTGATTTGTGCTTCTAATCCAGAATATGTATTAGATTCTACCACCTTCTGAACATTATGTCCAGCTAGTACCATGTCATTTATGTCCTTTTGTTGAATATCATTTGGCCAAATGACTACTTGTTCATCTCTGTCGATGGTGCTTGAGATTCTGTTGACGATTTCTCTGTTACGAGGTTCGTTATCATAAACCCAAATATAATTGCTCCAACCAAACGTCCTACTATCAACGTCGCTCCCAGCCATCGCAATGGAATTATCCAAGAAGAGCGAGTCGAATGGTCCTTCGACAACGTAGATTGGTTTTCTTTTGTCAAGTCTGTTGAGTCCATATATCTTTGGTCTATTTTCATCCAACATTATTGTGATGTATCTGAGTTGGTCTCTGGGGTCAAGGGATCTGCCTTGATATCCGAACCACTCTTCGCTTGCTTCATCAATGAACGGGATAATAATCCGAGGTTGGTCTTTATCGACTCTTTCAAACGATGGTTTTTGCGTGTTTGTCCAAGTATAGAATCTTCTTGTGTAGAAGAGTTCTCCGAAATATTTTTCAGGAATTTTTCTATCACGTAAATATTTTACTGCATCGTGCTCTTTATTTAGATCGGAAATACTTTCAAGATTCCCAGTCTTTTTAAATACTGGTTTATCAAATTTTGGTTTGGGAACATAAGATCCTTTACCAGTTGTACCCTTCTTATATCTCTCCATGATATATTCATCATGAAGATCGGGTGCTTGATCTTTAAGAAAGTTTGATAACGTCCTACCTACACCACAGTTATGGCATTTGTATACCATATCTGCCTTGACACGAAAAAAATAACCCCTTGCCTTACTCTTGTGCTTCTGTGAGTCACCACAGTAAGGGCATCGGAAGTTATATAAGTTCTCTTTCTTCCTTTTAAACTTGTCTAGTCTACCAGAAAGAAGAGTTACATAGTGTGCATCTACAAACTCAGACACTACGATGGAGTGAAGTTCTCTCCATCATACTACGTGTCTCTACTTCTGTCAAGTTTTTGAGGACCGATTGTCCGATTGGACTAACGAGGAAAGATATAACAGCAAGACCACCAAAAATAGTCCACATCTTCTTCTCCATAACCTTAAGACGTTCATCGACTTTTCTAATATCTCTTTCACAACCTTTCTTTATCTCCTCTGCTCTACGGTTTACCTCACGATGGACTGACTCCACCTTCTCAAACAATACAGCATCAATTCTATCCTGCTTATCAAGTTTCTCATTGTGTACAGCAAGAAGTTGCCCCATCTTTACAGAATTTTCCTGTAAGGTCGAGACAACTTTTTCTAATCTTTCTAGTATAGCAGAGTTGACATCCATTACCGTGTCTCGTCTTGCTCCGCACCAGCTCTCACCTGTTTCTTAAGTTTCTGTGTCTTCAGTTGCAGTTGCTTTTGAAGTGCTTGTTTCTTAAGTAATACTTTCTTTTTCTCAATGGCAATTTTACCTTGTGCCATCTGTTGATTCTCTTTATCAACCTGCTCGTTACGCATGAATTGCATACGTTTCTGCATAAAGAATTGTGCTGCTTGACCTGGGAATATTCTTTCAATCTCTATGTCACCCCTGTAACGAGGGTTGATAAGAAGACGCATCTTTTGTCTGAGTTCTGCTGGAGAGCTTGCATACACAATAGTCTCACCAACTCCAGGAATATTAATCTTGTACTGGAATAACCTATTAGGTCCACCAGGATTAAGACGGTCAATGGATTCTTTCATTTTGTTACCAGGCATTACAAGTTTCTTTCGGTCTTTCAATTTGGTACGCATCCTCATGACAGGTGATACACCTGCTACAGGACCAGAAGCATCCGACTTCTCGCTATACCCTGCTGCTGAAGGAGTGGAACCAGTTGTTTGTAGTTCTTCATTCATATTTTTAAAATCTCCTCTTTAACATCAGGATCTTCTTCCAAGTCAGGAAGCATCCCTACTGGATATTTATTCAAGTAAAGAAGTATAGTTTTTAGAATACCCCAATACTCCCTCTCTAACTTATAAAAAAGCAAGGGAGTTGCTGCTTCACCGAATACATTATAAAGAATAATAAGATGGTTTATAATGAGATGAGTCCTCAATGGACCCCCTCTAACATAACGTCTTAGAAGTCGTTTCAAATATTTAAAACGCTTCATATCCTCTTCAAAATCCTCACGTGTAACACATTGAGGATTTTCATAATGCTTTACGGCGAACAGAATAAAGGTTTCCTCATTCAGTTCGTCAAAATTCATTCATTAAGTCGTTGTAATTGTCTTAGTAGAACCAGAACCACCAGCACCGATTGTATCACCTAGAACGAATACCTTATCAGATGCTGTGTTTGTATTAGCGTCCTTAATTGTTCCAGAGATTGTCTGAGCACCAATAGTATGTACTTTAGA